GGGTGTTGGAGGCGCTTTAGCTGGTCGCGGTGCTGACTTATTTGTTATTGATGACCCCCACAGCGAACAAGACGCAAAAGCAAACTCCAGACTTGCCTTTGATACCGCATGGTCGTGGTTCCAAACAGGCCCGTTGCAGCGTCTGATGCCGGGTGGAGCGATCATTGTAATTATGACTCGCTGGTCACTACTTGACCTAACAGGTAGACTTATAGACTACCAGACAAGAAACCCTGAAGCCGAGCCGTGGGAGATCGTAGAACTTCCGGCCATCCTGCACGAGAACACCGACAAAGAGAAAAGCCTGTGGCCAGAACAGTGGCCGCTGGAGCAGTTAAAAAAAGCCAAAGCATCTCTCGACCCCCGGTACTGGAACGCCCAGTACATGCAGAACCCCACCTCCGAGAACTCCGCCATCATTTCGCGCAAACACTGGCGCATATGGGACCACGACGACCCCCCACAGTGCGAGTACATCATCCAGTCTTGGGATACGGCGTTTGAGACCAAGAACAACTCGGACTATTCCGCCTGTACAACATGGGGAGTTTTTTACAACGAAGAGGAAAACGACAGCCCGCAAGTAATTCTGTTGGATGCGTTCAAGGAACGAATGGCGTTTCCAGATTTGAAACAAGCAGCGCTTAAGCACTACAAGGAGTGGGAGCCAGATGCGTTCATTGTGGAGAAAAAGGCAGCAGGTGCCCCGCTTATTCAAGAACTTCGGGCAATGGGTATTCCAGTTCAAGAATTTTCCCCCAGCCGGGGCAACGACAAACACGTGCGACTCAACGCCGTCGCAGACCTTTTCACCAGCGGAAGAATCTGGGCACCCGACACACGGTGGGCTAGAGAAGTTATCGAAGAAGTAGCAGCCTTCCCGGTTGGCGAACACGATGACTTCGTAGATACTACGTCGCAAGCACTGCTGCGCTTTAGGCAAGGGGGGTTCATTACCCTTGACTCGGACGAAAAAGACGAACCCATGTATTACCGCGCCAGAAAAGCGGCGTACTACTAAGGACAAATCATGCCAATTGATAAAGCAATAAACCAAGCCCCCGCCGGATTGGGCGCGTTAGAGACTGAAGACGAAGACCAAGGGCTGGAGATTGAGATTGTTGACCCAGAAGCGGTCAGCATCAAGGGTCCGGGCTTTGAGTTGGACGTTATAAAAGCCGAAGTTGAGGATGGCTTTGACAGTAATTTGGCTGAAGAACTGGACGAACGGGCAGTGGAGTCGCTGGCATCCGAGCTTTTGGAAGACATTGAGAACGACAAAAACTCCCGCAAGGAGTGGGAGAAAGCGTACGTCGAAGGCATTAAGCTCTTGGGCTTGCAGATCGAGGAGAGAACAGAGCCATGGTCAGGCGCGTGTGGTGTCTTTCACCCCATGCTCTCCGAAGCAGTTGTACGCTTTCAGTCTGAGACGATTTCTGAGACATTCCCTGCGCAAGGTCCTGTGCGCACCAAGATCATCGGTAAAGAAACGCCAGAGATCAAGGAAGCAGCACAGCGCGTAGAAGAAGATATGAACTTCGAGTTGACCGAAGTGATGTCAGAGTACCGCCCAGAACACGAGAGAATGCTCTGGAGCTTGCCAGCGACTGGCTCGGCGTTCAAGAAAGTCTACTACGACCCCAATTTGGGACGCCAAGTGTCGATGTTCGTGCCAGCAGAAGACGGCATTTTGCCGTACGGCGCAACAGATATGGACACCTGCCACCGGTTTACGCACGTGATGCGCAAAACCAAGAACGAGATCATCAAGTTACAGCAAGCAGGGTTCTACCGGGACGTTGAGTTGGGCGATCCGGATCGCAAAGTGGAGGATATTCAGAAGGCCAAGGACAAAGAGACCGGCTTTTCTGACTTGAACGACGACAGATACACCCTGTATGAGTGCCACGTAGACTTATATATTGAGGATGACGCCCACGCAGATGTCGATGAGGATGAAGAGCAGACAGAAATTGCGCTGCCATACGTCGTCACACTCATTAAAGGCTCTAACGAGGTCTTGGCCATCCGCAGAAACTGGAAGCACGAAGATCCACTGCGTCTAAAGCGTCAACACTTCGTGCACTACCAGTACATCCCCGGCTTTGGTGCGTATGGCTTCGGTCTGTTCCACTTGGTGGGTGGCTTTGCAAAGAACGCGACATCGCTGATGCGTCAGTTAGTGGACGCAGGCACTCTTTCCAACCTGCCGGGTGGTTTGAAATCCAGAGGACTCAGGATCAAGGGAGATGACACACCGATCGCACCGGGTGAGTGGCGTGATGTGGACGTAGCATCGGGCAACATCCGCGACAGTATTCTCCCACTGCCATATAAAGAGCCGTCTACAGTTCTCTACAACTTGTTGGGCACTATTGTTGACGAAGGCAGAAGGTTTGCAGCGACTGCGGATATGAAAGTCTCCGATATGTCGGCTCAAGCGCCTGTTGGAACAACACTAGCGTTGTTGGAAAGACAGTTGAAGGTTATGACAGCAGTACAAGCGCGTGTGCACTACACACTAAAGCGCGAGTTCAAGCTAATTAAAGAAATCATCCGTGACTACACTGATCCAAACTACGAGTACACACCTGAGTACGGCAATAAGAAAGCCAAGCGTGAAGATTACGACAAGGTAGACCTGATTCCTGTTAGTGATCCGAATGCAGCGACGATGTCGCAGCGTGTTGTGCAGTACCAAGCCGTCATTCAGATGGCGCAGATGGCTCCGGATATTTATGACCTGCCGTTCTTGCACCGTCAGATGTTGGAAGTGCTGGGTATTAAGAATGCAGAAAAGCTTGTGCCCTTGGAAGACGATCAGAAACCACGCGATCCTGTGGCAGAAAACATGGCTGCGCTAAAAGGCAAACCACTCAAAGCGTTCTTCTACCAAGATCATCAGTCACACATACAGGTACACATGTCTGCGATGAATGACCCGTTGATTCAAGAACTTATTGGGCAAAACCCAAGAGCGCCGCAGATTCAAGCGGCGATGATGGCGCACGTTGCAGAACACGTAGCTTATGCATACCGTCAGAAGATCGAGCAGCAGATGGGTATTGCTCTGCCACCAGAAGACGAGAAGCTGCCACCACAAATGGAAGTTGCTTTGTCAGCGATGATGGCTCAAGCCGCGCAGCAAGTACTGCAAGATAACCAAGCGCAAGTGGCGCAGCAACAAGCGCAACAGCAGATGCAAGACCCGATGGTTCAGATGCAGATGCAAGAGTTGCAGATTAAAGAACGCGAAGTTGGTATTAAAGAGCAGAAGGTTCAAGCAGACGCGGCTATTGCAGCGCAACGTTTGGAACTGGACAAACAAAAAACCGACGCGAACATTCAACTTGGTGGGCTTAAAGCAGCTTCGCAGATTGAGATGGACAAACAAAAACTTGCTGCAACTCAGCAAGCAGAAGGTGTTCGTCTTGGCATGGAAGGACAAAAGGTCAAAGAACAATCAGACTTCCAGCGCAAGCAAGCTGCGTTGAAACACATGGCTACTTTTAAGAAAACGGATAAACCACCAAAAGGAGAATAAGTGGATCACAACTTCGTAAGCGTATTACGCGACAAGATACGCAAAGATATGAATGACTACACGGACGACATGGCAAATGGCGTCTGCACAGATTTCGCCTCTTATCAAAAACTCTGCGGGGTAATTCAGGGTCTTGCCCTCGCAGAGCGACACTTACTTGACCTTGTAGAAGCAGCAACCAAAGAGGACGAAGACGATGAGCGATCTACTACTGCCTCCGGGTATTCAAATGCCGGAGCCAATTCAACAAACCGAAGAACCAACAGAGGCAATCCCTATTGAAGAACGCGGGCGTATGTTGCCTGTGCCAACAGGATGGAAAATTCTTTGTGGCGTTCCCGATGTGTCGGATAAGTTTGAAAACTCCAGCCTTGTAAAAGCGGAGTCGGTTATGCGTCAGGAAGAGCACTCAACCACTATTTTGTTTGTGCTGGCTGTTGGACCCGATGCGTACAAAGACACCGCCAAGTTCCCCAATGGACCTTGGTGTAAAGAAGGCGACTTTGTGTTAGTGCGTACTTACTCCGGTACTCGGTTTAAGATTTACAACAAAGAGTTTCGTTTGTTAAATGACGACCAGATTGATGCGGTCGTGGATGACCCTCGCGGTATTACCCGCGCTTAATAGGAGCTACACATGGCACTAGATAAATTTAAGTTTCCGGATGAGGATGACGACAGAAAAGTCGTTGCCCGAGAAGAAGACAATTCCGTAGTCATTCAGGCTGATGCCGGGGATGATGTCGAAATTGAAATAGTTGATGATACCCCCGCAAAAGACCGTGGCCGCAAGCCATTGGACAAGGAGGTGGCAGACCCGACTGACGACGAAATCGAAAACTATTCGGATAAAGTGCAGACTCGTATCAAAGAGTTAACACATGCCCGTCATGACGAGCGCCGGATGAAAGAAGCACTTCTGCGAGAAAAGCAGGAGACAGAAAAGCTGCTGTCGTACTTGGCGGAAGAAAACAAAAAGCTCAAGCAGACGGTTAATTATGGGCAGGAAGTCTTTGCCAGTTCGGCCAAAGATGCGGCTGAAGTGCAACTGCAAGCAGCCCGCCGTCAGTTTAAAGATGCACAAGAGTCTTTTGACACCGATGCGATTATTGCGGCTCAAGAAGCCTTAATGGAAGCTAAGGTTAGATTCGATCACGCAAAAAATTACAGGCCAACCCCTTTACAAGACGACGAGACTGTTGTACAAAGAGAACCATCTCAACCCGCACAAGTTGAACCGGACGAAAAGACGCTGCGCTGGCAGGCAAAAAACCAGTGGTACGGTCAACCGGGGTTCGAAGAATACACCAGCTACGCACTAGGGCTGCATCACAAGCTAGTCAATTCGGGGGTAGACCCTCGTGACGATGAATACTTCGCCCAAATTGACGGGCGCATGCAAAAGACGTTCCCCGAATTATTTGGCGGGAATGCTGAGAAAACGCCGGAACCTGTACAGGTTCAATCTGAGGCTCCAAAGAAACCTGCGTCTGTGGTTGCTCCAGCGTCTCGTTCGTCTGGAACAAAGAAAATCCAGCTTTCTACTCGGCAACTTGCCTTGGCTAAGAAATATGGACTAACCCCGCAGCAGTACGCTGCTGAAGTAGCTAAATTGGAGATTTAAGATGGCCGATACTCGCACTCCTCGTGATCTCGTTTCACGCGATAAAACCGCACGTGCTGTTTATGTACCACCTTCAGCACTGCCTGATCCGACCCCCGAACCGGGATGGTCTTACCGATGGGTAGCCACCCATGTTAACGGTCAGATTGCACCGACGTTCTCCATGCGTATGCGTGAAGGCTGGGTGCCGGTCAAAGCGGAAGATCATCCGGAACTTATGCTTCCGCCAAATGAAAAAGGTGAAGTCGCCCACGGCGGCCTGTTGTTATGCAAGATGCCTACGGAAGAAGTGCAGTTACGTAACTCGCACTACCAGAAGCAATCTGAAAAGAACATCGAAGCCGTGGACAATACATTTATGCGCCAAAACGATGCGCGGATGCCTTTGTTCAATGAACGTAAGTCAACGACATCTTTTGGTAAAGGCAACAAGTAGTTCTTTTATTAACTAGGAGTAACCATGGCCTATCCGACTGTATCAGCCCCTTACGGGCTAAAACCGGTCAATCTGATCGGTGGTCAGGTATTCGCAGGTGCAACTCGTCTAATGGAAATTGCAAGTGGTTACGCCACTAATATTTTCTACGGCGATTTGGTAAAGCGCGTATCTGATGGAACTATTGAAAAAGACACCGGCACCACTACTGCCACGCCATGTGGTGTGTTTTTGGGCGTTCAATTTACCAATGGTTCTACAGGACAAGTGCAACAACAGCAATTTTATCCAGCAAGTCAGGCTATTAAGTCCGGCACGCAGATTTTTGCGGTGGTTGCAGATGACCCTGACACACTGTTTCAAGTAGCTTCTTGTTCTGGCACTACTGTTATTGCTGCAATGGGCAAATCCGCCATTGGTAACAATATTGCACTAATTCAAAACGCCGGCTCTACCAATACTGGTAATTCCGCCGTGGCTATTGACGAAGGAACACAGGCAACTACGAACACTCTTCCCATCCGTATTATTGATGTGGTTAGAGATACGGCAACAGGCGCTGACGCTTTTGTTGAGTTTATCGTTAAGATAAATGCAACTATGCACCAGTACAACAATTCAACTGGCGTA